GCAAGAGCCCCGACTACGGGCATATCGTCATGCCGATCTTCGAGAGCGACGAAGATACTGAAACGCGCTTTGGTAATCCAGAGGTGTGGCGCGAGGTATTCGGAAATCCTCCGCGCGCAAAGCTGGCCGATGATCTGTCCGGATTGCAATCGTCTATCGCGACTCATCGAAAAGAACTAAGTGAGTTGCATGCCGAAATCAGTTCAGCCAAGAGCCAGCGCTCACTGATCGAGCGTGAGGCTAAGAAAAACCCTGAACTGGCACCACTCGCTCTCTGGCTATCTGGTGAAGCAAAATTTGCTGTGCTTCTCGGAGGCGACTATGGTAGCCAATTTTCGGTGCGCGACCTGAGTGCCGGGCCTATCCCTGAAGTATTCAAGGCGAGAGAGGAATACGGGCGCCGCAAACTCCGTTTGGTCGCGCTGTATTGGGAGCCGGATGCTGAGCGAACTTACAACGTTCGCATTGCCCGCTACGAAGACGGAAGCGGCGATAAGGCTCAACGGGCTTTTTTCGGTCGGACTGAGCAAGAGGCAATGGACGCAGCCGCCGCGCATGTGTCTGGCGAGCAGCACAAGCAGCAGAATGACCATGTGTATGCCGAGATCGCGGTATGGCTAGAGCATTTCGGATACGACAGTGCGATTACCGACCGTTGCCGCACACACATGGTCGAGTACAAGAAACGCGCCGCCGAGAACTTAGCGAAAAGTGCTCGCGAAGAATTGGCACGTGCCGAGGCAGCAGTAGCCGCCGCTCGCGCAAAGGTGGGCGAAACGGAAAATAGGCTTGCGGAGCGAGCCAAGTGAACACCCTCAACCACACCACCGCCGCCTACTCGGTCCGCATCAGCACCGAAGGCCGCAAGCGTCTCCGCGCCGAGCAGGGAAACCGGCTGCATACCGAGATATTTATCGGCTGCACAGCCGGGTCTGTGCTGGTCATTGCTGGGCTGATCATCAAAACACTATTGGGAGCGTAGCCATGTTCCGCACGCCGCAACTGAATGAAGACCTGCGCCACATCTCGACGGCGCTTCAACCGAGCGAACGCCTCGCCGCGATCAACGAGAACAAGCGCCTGCAAGCAATCCGCGCGCTTGGTAGCAAATGGCTGCTGGCGAAAGACTATGACGGCCACTATGAGCCAGTCCTTAGCCCCAAGGTGTCGCCATGAGCCTACTTCAACAAATCCCGGTCACGCGCGACGAAGACGGCTACTTCTGCCATCCCGATCTGGTGCACTTCTGGGATGTCGAAATGAATGGCGCGGAGATGTGCACGCCGGAACAGTGGAAAGCCTTTGAGGCTCGCGCTGGAATCCAGACAGTAGTCTTCAAACTCGAGGATGAGTCGATTGAGCATCCGGCCTACATCTCATATTTCGACAACGGCAGCACGGATATATCGGCCTGGGACCCATCACCCGCGCCAGGTTGGTGGTTGATCGAAATCGGTGATTGGGAAGATGGACCATACGCGGTAGCGGCGACGCATGCCGACGTGAAGGTGGCGGCATGAACACGATCACCCACCCAATCCTCATGACTGACGACAGCGGCTTCGAGGTCGAGGCAGTCGTCCGGATCGAATTCGACTACAGCCCATTCGAACGAGCGACGCGAGATTGTCCGGGTAGATCGGAAGAGGTCCGCGTGACTGCGGCAACAGTCTTCGTCGGCAATTTCGAGCTTGGACCGCATCCGGCACCGCTCTCAAGTTGGGAGAGCGAGGTCTGGGCGCACATCAACGCAGAACGCCAGGCCGATGAGTTGGATCGGGCTTTGGCACGGGCCGCTTAAGGCGAAGGGGAAAGATATGAGTGAAACAAAAGAATTGACCGTACCTGAACGCGCAGCCGTTGCGTTGGGCGCGCCGAAGTACGAGCAGGAAATCCGCGATCTGGTCGCCAAGACGGTGACGATCACGGAGGTAAAGAACAAGGATGGCCGCGAGCAGGCGCATGGCGCGATGATGACCCTGAAGAATGCGCGGGTCGCAATCGAGAAAGCGGCCAAGGCGGCACGCGAGGATGCGACAGCGTTCAGCAAGGCGGTGATCGCGGAGGAAAAGCGTTTGGTCGCGCTGGCGGCACCAGAAGAAACCCGGCTTCAGGGTCTACGTGACGCATGGGATGCGGAGATTGAACGCGAGAAAGCCGCAAAGGCCGCAGCGGAGAAAGCCCGAGTCGACGGCATCCGAAAGCGCATCGCTGAGATGCAGGCGGTCCCGGCCATGCTGGTCGGCAAGCAGTCGGCGACCATCGCTACGGCAATCGAGGGGCTGGAGGCGGTCGAAATCACACTGGAAGACTTCGCTGAATGCGCGGGCGAAGCGGAGATGGCAAAGGTTGCAACCGTCGCCACGCTGAAAGAGATGCTGACGGCGCAGCAAGCGCACGAAGCCGAACAGGCCCGACTTGCCGCGGAACGTGAGCAACTGGAGCGGGAACGAGCGGAAGCCGCAGAACGCGAGCGTCAGGCCGCAGCCGCCCGAGCCGAACAGGAGCGCAAGGATCGCGAGGCGAGGACGGCAGAAGAAGCGCGTCAGCGGGCGGAACGCGAGGCCCATGAGGCCGAACTGCGCAAGCAACGCGAGGCGGAAGAAGCCCGGTTGGCTGCGGAGCGTGAAGCGGCGGAAGCGCAATTGCGGGCACAGCGGGAAGAACTGGCCCGACAGCAAGCCGAACTGGCAGCGGCGAAAGCCGAAGCGGATCGCGTCGAGCGTGAGCGGCAAGAGGCTATCGAGGCAGAAGCCCGAGCCAAGCGTGAGGCAGAGGAAGCAGCGGCACGACTGGAAGCCGACCACGCCGAGGCGCTGATCGAGAACGCACGCATCGATGCAGACGCAGCCGAACGCGCAGCCGAACTGGAGCGTGCCCGTCGTGCTCGCGTGGATTTCGAGCGCAACGGCCCCGGCGACGTGGAAATCGTGAAAACGCTCGCGGATCACTACGACGTGACTGTGGGCGATGTAATGGGATGGATGAAGAACTTCGACTACTCCGCAGCCGACGAGCAACTGGCCGCCGAGAACGTCGCCGCTAACTAACTGGAGCAAACATGCAAAACGCAACCGTGGCGGATATCACCGATGTTGAAATGACTGAGCCGGCGACGGCCAAGCCGCCCGTAGTCCAGCAGACGCGAGCCGTTGCCGCAGCGACACCCGCCGATCTTTTGCGGATCGCAGTGGAAACCGGCGCAGACCTTGACCGCTTGGAGAAGTTGATGGATCTCCAGCAGAAGTGGGAAGCGAACGAGGCGCGCAAGGCTTACGTCGCCGCCATGACTGGATTCAAGGGCGAACCCATCCAGATCTTCAAGCGAAAGGAAGTCAGTTTCACGACGCGCGACGGCGACACGACTTCGTACAAGCACGCCGAACTTTCGGACGTCACGGATGCGATTGCGCCAGCGATGGCGAAGCATCAACTCAGTTTCCGATGGGACGTAAAGCAGGAAGCCGGAACGATCACGGTCGACTGCATTGTGACGCACGTTCTCGGACATTCGGAGAAGGTGACGATGCAAGGGTCGCCGGATACATCGGGGAAGAAGAACGCGATTCAGCAAGTGGCATCGACGGTTAGCTACCTTCAGCGCTACACGCTTCTTGCCGCGACCGGCGTTGCCACCAAGGGTATGGATGACGACGCGCAAGGCTTCGCCAAGGTCAACACGGATGAGGTATGGATGAAGTGGGAAGGTGCGCTGAATTCTGCCGAGACCGTCGAAGACGTGCGGAAAACTCGGGCTTTGGCTGGGGCGGCGTTCGAAACGGTTGGAGACGTAGCTGGATGGAATCAATTCAAGACGCTGGCCGACAAGAAAAAGGCCGACCTTGAAAGGAGCGCGAAATGAGCCGAATTTTCGTTATCTCGGAGCATCCGCAAAACACGCCCGAATGGTTGGCGGATCGCGCAGGACGAGCTACCGGGTCAAATGCAGCAGCAGTTACGGCCAAGCCGAAATCAGGATCGGGCGAGGCCGCAACACGCGCCGATTACCGGGTTCAACTGGCCTTGGAGCGCTTGCTGTGCAAGCCATGCGCCGACGAGTTTTCGAGCGCGGACACCGATCGAGGCCACGAACGCGAACCGTTTGCCCGGATGCGGTACGAGATCAAAACCGGTATCACGGTGGAGCAAGTTGGGTTTGTCTACCGCGAAGACATGATGGCGGGGTGCAGTCCCGATGGTCTACTGGAAGACAACGGCAGACTCGGACTGTGGGAAGGGAAATGCCCGAAAAGCAAGACACACTTCAAGTACCTGGTCGAAAACCGGATTCCGCCGACGTACGTCAATCAGGTCCTCCACAACACCCTGATAACCGGCGCTGAGTTTGTCGACTTCGTTTCGTTCGATCCCGACATGCCAGAAAAGCTCCAGTTGTTCGTGTTCCGCTGGGAGCGCGACGAAGCGATGGTCAAGGAATACGAAGCCGCGCTGCGCCAGTTCCTTTTCGAAGTCGACGCAACGCACAAGCAGATCGCGGCGATGGCCGCATAACCTTACACAAGAGCGAACATGATTCAGATATTTGGGCAAGCGCGGATTGGCCGCGATGTAGAAGTGCGCCGCACGACTAATGATGAAGCCGTGGCGAGCGTTTCCCTGGCGTTTTCGTATGGCCGCAAGGGTGATGACGGCAAGCGGCCTACGCAGTGGGTTGATGCTGCATTATGGGGCAAGCGCGCCGAGGTGCTGGCACCGTATCTCACCAAGGGAACGGCCGTCACGGTTTCCCTCGAAGACGCTCATATCGAGACGTTCCAGAAACAGGGAGGTGGCGAGGGCGTGAAGCTCGCGGCGCGGATCGTCGCAATCGAACTGGCCGGTGGCGGTCAGCAGCAACAAGCGCCCGCACAACCGAAACCGCAACCACAACAGCGGCAAGCGCAGCGCCCAGCGGCACAGCAAGCACCGGCTGGTGGCGGCTTCGAAGACATGGACGATGACGTGCCTTTCTAGGCCTACCGCCGCAGCGCTGCATCGGATTGGCTTTAAGCGGATTCCCGTGTTAGCCAGTGCAGCGGCCCTTATCCCCAAGTCGTACGGTGGTCCCGTACGGCGCTCTTGACCGGCCATCACGCGCGGTCCTTTTTACACCCTCGCGACGCGTTCTAATGCCGCGTCGTTTTACATGCCGGCTCGTATAGCGGCATCTTTCTTGAGAACTCAATGAACGCAACCACTGAGAAAGAACAATTGTCGATCGAAGGCGTTGCAGCCGCCGAACCGGAATCGAAAGAAGCCCCGCATATGATTGCACGCGTCAACGCGATGGCGATCAAGGTCGCGTTTCCGTTCATGGCGCAAAACGACATTCGCTACTACCTGAACGGCATCAACATCCGGCCGCTTGACGACGACTCAGTGATGATCGTTGCGACTGATGGTCACCGGTACGTCGTCATTCGCGACCAGCACGGCTACGCAGAGAAGGAAATCATCGTATCGGTCAAGAAAGACGGCCTGAAGTCGTGCAACGCGAAAAGCACGCTTGACATCATGTCCAGCGGGTCCGCAATGATCAACGATGAAAACGGACAGGCGCAATTCATCCAGCCCGGTAACTCACTAGTCGAGGGCGCGTTCCCGCGCATTGAAAACGTCGCCGCAGCGATCGGCTACAGCGAAGGCATTTCCGGCGCGATCAACCCGGCGTATCTGAAAGACGCGCTGACCATCGGCCAATTTTTCGGAAGCATCCGGTTTTTCACGAAAGACGCAGATAGCCCGCTGATGTTCGTCGTCGGTGGCTTGGGCGATCTGGAAGTCTTCGGCGGAATCATGAAGATGCGCGATTCGTTCGAGCAACTGCCGCAGTGGTTCCCGAAACCGGTCCCGTTTAAGCTGACCGAGTCGGTTGGCGATCCGGCCAAGTGAGCGCTTTCACATACCTCATCGCCAGCATCCTCGCCGTTGCTGCGGTGACTGTCGCTATTGCCTACGCACGCGAGCGGCCAGAGAAGATCGCGCGGATTGTTCGGCGGGTTTTGCGGAAATTAATGAGGAGATGAATATGGTTCTGCGAGAACTGTTGGCGGCGCTGCAAGCGCTTTCGAATCACGATCCCGACACGCTCGATATGGACTGCATCGTTCAGGTCGGAGACGAGAAGTTCGACATTGGTGATCCTCAAGTGTTCGAGGAAGTCATCTTTCTTTAACCATTGGCCCGATAGACAGGAATAGAGATCATGAGCGACGCAAAGGTCGTTCACTACGATTCGCCCGAAGCGGCGAAGCGAGTAACGGTGACAGGCTGGGTCAGTTCGACCGGGTTCTTCTACGGTGAGAAAGAGGATATGGCCCGCTGGGCGGGTTGCACGCACGTTGCATGCAAGCAATGCGGCGCACCCACCGAAAAGATGTGGCTTTCGTGCGAATCGTGTCGCAGCAAGAACGATGTGGATCGATATAACGCCCTGAAGAAGGAAAAATGGGACGGTGCGACGCCGCTTTATTCCGATTCACACGACAAGTATTTCTTCGACTTCGACGAACTGGTCGATTTTATCCGCGATCTGCTCGCGGAAGACGAGTCGATCACCGTCGACGATCTACGCCTGAAGCTTTGCAAGCCCAACAAGCCGCGCTTGATCGATAGCAGCTACTTCAGCGACGACATGCCCGATGACCTTGATGACCTGCCGAAAGCGATCGAAGGGGCAATCGAAGCGTTTAACGCAGTCATGCGCGCGCAGCCGCCGCTTTCGTGGAGTCCCGACAACATCGCAGCGGTCGTCGAGATAGACCCGAAGTTGCTTGAGGATTGACCAGGGCCATATGACCACCTATGCCACCGCCTAACTCGAGACCAACCATGACAGCCACACTCAACGATCAGCAGAAGGTTTGTTCGCGCATCGCGACAGAAGACATGTTCGATGCCGCACAGCCGCTGACGCGAACGACCGAACTAGATCTGCAAGCAATTTGGCAAGCGATGTTTGATGCCGCCCCATCGCAGCACGCGGCTTTGGGTGCGCAGGGTGAGCCGGTAGCGTGGCAGGTGCGCCGTACCGATGGCCGAATCGACGGCGTGCCGATCCTATGGGAATCGTGCACGAAGCAACTGTACGACGCGACGCTTGCAACCGGCCGATACGCCGGCTACGAGAACGGCCCGCGCTGCGAGGTCCGCGCCCTTTGCACCGCTTCGGTTCCGCGCGCCAGCGATGCGGAAGCCGCCGCAGCACACCGCCCTTCGGACGATGATTTGTGGGATCAAACGCTTCAAGAGCGCGACAGTTACCACGAGTGGGCCGACAAGCTAGCGGCCGCAATCGCCGAACACTTCGGCATCGATATTGGCGAGCATTCCAGCGCGAACAACCCGTGGTCAGTCGCACTCGACACGCTCGAATCGATGCCAGCCACCGCAGCGCATGCAGAGTCGATTCCGCACGGCTGGAAACCGGTGCCGGTCGAACCGACGCAAGAAATGCTGGATGCGCTTTGGGATAGTTTGCCAAATGGGTTCGGCTTTTCAAACTGCACTCCAGCAGGCGTGATTCGCTCAATCATTGCGGCCGCCCCTGCGCCCGCAGCCACCGCACCTGCTGCGCTGACGGATGAGCAAAAGAAGCACATTGCGCAAATTGTCCATACCGATTGCACGCTTATATCCGGCGCGACCTTCTACAACGCAGCTGAAATGGCAATCGACGCGACGCTTGCGCGCCTAACACTTCTCGCCACCAACCCCAGCACTGAGCCGAAAGCGACAGGAGAGGCACAATGAGCGACTTGCTGCATCACTTCGATGTCTTCATTTGCGGGGCGTTGATTGGCCTGATGATCGGCGTTTTCTATCGCACGTACAGGGATGTCGCGCGTCGCCCCGCCCAGCCGGTCCATGGATGGGAGGATGCATTCAGCGATTCGCGGTCACATGGACATCACACCGACGCGTACACGTTTCAGATCGCATGGGCCTACGCACGGGACCATTTCGAACCAACAGCATCGCCTACCAGCAATAGCGCTGATGCAGGGGAGGGATCGTGAGCGATGACGCAAAAGTAGTTAGTAGCGCAACAAAGACAGGCGCGCTGATTCCGTTCGGCATGCTCAAGCTCGGAACGCAGATGCACCACTACTGGCGTTGTGTTGATTGCAAAACAGATTTCGCGGGCAGTCAATGCAACGGCCATGTGGTCAAACTTTGTCCATGGTGCAGACCGGATTCAAAAGCATGGACAAACGGGAGAGGCCTATGACCACCAACCATGATCTGATCGAACAACTTCGCCAATGCGGCGAGACCCGCAGCGCGGACGGACGCGGCAGCCGGATTTGCGACGAAGCTGCCGACCTTATCGAGCGCGTTATCGGCGACTTGCCGCAAGACGCCATCGACGGCGGCTGGACGGCGCTTGGTATGAGCAGGTACGCCAAAGGGCTGGAAACGCAGATCGAAACCCTCCAGCGCGAGCGCGAAGCCATCCTCCAGCAAGCCCGCATCTGGGCACTGGAAGCGCGCACGCAGAAGTCCACCGTAGACGAAGTCGGCTCGATCCTCGGCGGCATTCCCGATTGGGGTCCTATTGCTGCGGGCGTTGAGGCGCTGAAAGCGGATGCGGAGCGGTATCGCTACCTACGTGCCGGATGTTTTGAGACCACAGAGGAAGCGTACTTCCAGAGCGTCGTTTGCGCCACGCCGAAGCCCAACGATGCCCACAATTACGCTGCGACGGCAGACTTATTGGACGCCGCATGTGACGCCGCAATTAAATCCGGGAGCGAGGGATGAGCGATTGGATTTCCGTAATAGACCGCATGCCGCCCATATCGCACGACAAGATCGTGCTGTGGAACGGGCGTTATCCGCAGATTGGCGTGTGTCTCGCGGACTCGCGCATGGGCAACGCGGCTTGTTTCTACACGGCACTTGAGGTGAAGTTAATGGGCATCACGCACTGGTTGCCGCTGCCGGCCGGGCCGAAGCGGAGCAACCCATGACCCAACCCCAAACATTCGACCAATGGCGCGCTACCCAGACATACCTTACGCCATTTGAAGTAGCGGTGCAGCGTGAAGCGTGGCGCGGAGCATTGGATGCTGCCGCCAACCTAGCCGAACACTACGACCTCGGCACTATCGAAGGACACGAAATCGCCGGGTTGATTCGGTCGATGAAGGGAGAGTGAGATGACCCAATTCGACCGCTTCAAAGCATACATGGATGCGCCATGCCATGAGTTGCACAAGAAAGACGCTGGGCGCAATGATCCGCACCGACTGGCGTTCAAGGAATGGGGCGTGCCGAAAGAATTCCTGCTGTGGCTCTGGCAAGCGGCTGAGGCTGGTGCGCTGGAGCGTGCGGCACAGATGACATCGATCTATCTGCTGGATCATGGAATCGAGCAAGCCCGCGAATGTCTGCCCGACGCGATTCGGGCGATGAAAGACCAACCGTGAACCTCACCATGACCATCATCATAAACCGCCGCCACTTTCTGGAAGCGGCAAATGCATATGTGAAGGCGCGCCAGCCGACATCAGCGCTGGCGCTGAGCCTGTTCGAAACACTCTGTCAGATGGTTGCAGACGATCTGGAGGCGCCAGTATCGGTCGTGCTGGAGAACCATGTTGTTACCAGGCGGGAGCCGAGATGACGCTGCGATTCAGAATCCAGCGCACGCGCGCCTATTACCAATGGCGCCGTTTCTTTTCTAAAGAGCGCGGCGGTTTATGGGCGCAACGCGGGCATTGTAACCATCGGAAATTGACGGAGCGGGGATGACGAGCACCATCGGCAACAAATGCAGTCACGGCATCGCATGGTCCGATCACTGCCCGCAATGCGAACTGGCATCGGCTCGCGAGACGGTTGCGCATTGGGGTGAGGCGGTGGATCGGGCGAGAGCGGTTATTGAATCGGTGGAGAGGGATAAAGGGGAGGGGAGAGAGTGAAGGAACCGATGTTGATCGGCGCTGTGTCCGTCGCGCCCGCAAAGATTGTGGACGACCGAATCGCGAGGCTGCGCCATGTGCGCAGGGACGGCGAACTCGTTCTGCAGACTGGTCACCTGTGGCAATGCGGCGGTAAGAGCGGCTTGCTGTGGCGCGATGTGCCGATTGTTGAGGAGGAAGCTTGACCATGAGCATCGCATTCAAAGCAATGCAGTTCGCGCGCGAGGTTCACAAGGATCAGCGCCGGAAGTACACGAATAATCCGTACACGGATCACCTTGCGGAGGTTGCGGGCATCGTGGCGACGGTTGCCGATCAATATGACGGGTGGAAAGCGTGGATTGTCGCGGTTGCTTGGCTTCACGACTGCATTGAGGACCAGGGTGTATCGACGGAAACGCTCCGAGATGAGTTTGGAGAAATGATCGCCTCTGGCGTCCTGATGCTTTCAGACCTTGAAAGCGGCAACCGCGCTGAACGGAAGCGGCTTTCCCGCGAGCGACTTGCGCAAGCGCCGTCGTGGATACAAACGATCAAAGTTGCCGACCTGATCAGCAACACGTCGAGCATCGTTATGCACGACCCGAAGTTCGCCGTGACGTATCTCGAGGAAAAGCGGCTGCTGCTGGATGTGCTGACAAAGGCTGATCCGCGGCTGGTTGAGATTGCCAGGTCGCAGGCAGGATGATTGCAGCGCTTGATCAGATATTGCGGGTTACCGCGAGGGATTGGGGTATGAGTGAAACGTTTCTGACGTCAGAGGAAGTCGCCGAGCTGACCGGAGTTCGCGTTGGCAGGCACGGGAGGCGGCGCGAGGAGTTGCAGGCTGACTGGCTTCGCACCTCCGGGATACCGTTCTGGACAAACGCGCGAGGCCGACCGATCATTGCCCGAGCGGCAATAGAGGGACGGAAGTCAACCGAGGAGCCACCGCGGA